GCTTTCGTATATTTACCATATAAATAATAATAAAATGGATAAATTTCAAGAAGAGTTTTTAGATAAAGTAGGAAGTGATGAGATAATAGAAATATCTCAAATATTAGATAGAGTAAATAAACAACAAAAATTAATTGAAGTTGTGTATTATGCTTTACTAACAATGAAAGGAAATAAAAATATAACTCCTTTATTAGCATTACAAATTGCTGAGGAGGATTGGAATATATAATATTTATATTTGATCGTTTATAGTTATATTAGCTGCTTTTTTGGACGTGGGTTCGATTCCCACCATCTCCACTAAATATAAACAATAAAATACGGGGATGTACAGGTATTTGACATAAAGTAAGGATATAATGAAGATCATACGCATAACTGGCGAACAAGTTGAACTAGCAATGGCTGCCTAAGAGGTACCCTAGCTAAACGGCATTTAACAGGGCAAGTCGTATAAGCCCGGTGGTGGAGGATCCTTTACAGGATAATTTGGATTTTTAGTTATAATTTAATATATTTATAACATATGATAAATCTAGATAACATATTTCATTTATTTGGACCCGATGATAATTTTGATGGAGTAGATAATGGTACTACTTATATGGATTTTAAAAATACACCTACATATTGGGTAGGAATGTATAAAAAATTAATATTAAACCATATAAACTTTAACAAAAAAATAATTAAATTTTTCCAAAAATCAGATAAAGCATTAGATTTAGGTGATGTAAAAGAAGCTGGTGAATTTGTTACATATAATAGAGCATGGTCTTATATTAAGAAAATAGATATGTCAAATAAAGAACATGTAAAAGGAATAAAGGTATATGCTGATGAATATCTTGATACAGCATTAAAATTAGGCATTTCTTTTTTTATAGAAACAGAAGAATATGAAAGATGTGCTCACCTTCAAAAAATTCTTGATAGTCTTTCAGAATAACTTGGATTCCTCAATTATTTTATATATCTTGATTATAAATTAATATAAAGGTATTAAGGTACATTAAATATTAATATAAGAGATATTGAGATATTAGGAGATATAAAAAGATAAGATATTAAATATGAACATAGAATAATACTAAATAATTAAATTATGAGAAATAAGGAAACGTGTGTTAGATTAATTGAGAAGCTAGAGGGTAAATTACAAACTTTACTTTTTATTCTAAGTAGACCAGGAGCAGATGCTAGTGAGTTTACTAATGAAATTAATCAATCAAAAGAAATACTTCAAGATCTAAAATCATTCATAGATCGTGAACAAGAAACAATGTAATTAAATAAAGGTTATGAATTTATCAGCAGAACAAATACAATCCAATTGGGAGATATTTCTTAATAATATTGAAACACATATTACAGGAGAAAGAAAACAATTATTATTAAATTTTTATAAAAAGTTTGAGGAAAGAATTATCTTAATGCCCGCAGCTCATAAAAAGGAATACCATAATGCCTTTCCAGGAGGGTATGTTGAACATGTAAATAGAGTAGTTCGTTGTGCCCTTAAACAATATGAATTATGGAAAGAGGAAGGTGCAGATATTACTACATTTACTATAGAAGAATTAGTATTTTCTGCTATTAATCATGATTTAGGTAAAATAGGTAGTATGGATCAAGCATCATACATCCCTCAGACTGATAAATGGAGAAGAGAAAAATTAGGTGAAGATTATATGTTTAATAAAGAAGTTCCATTTTCATCAGTTCCAGATAGAGGATTATGGTTACTTCAACATCATAATATTAAATATTCTTTTAATGAAATGATAGCAATTCAAACACATGATGGTTTATATGATTCTGCAAATGAAAAATATCTAAAAGCTTACATGCCAGAGCAAAAACCACGTACTTCATTACCTTTTATCTTACATCAAGCAGATTTAATGGCAGCTAGAATTGAATTTGAAAGAGAATGGTTACCTAAATTTAAAAAAGATCAAGATAAACCAAAAGATAACTTTACAATTAAAAATAAAAAAACAACTAAATCTAAAGCATTAGGTAATATATCAAGCCCAGGATTAAAAAGTATGTTAGACAATTTATAATATGGAAATAATATTAATATCAATTTTATCTGCATTAGTAGTAGTATTAGGTTTTACTACTTTTAATTTGATGAAAAAAAATGAACAACAAGAAGATATTTTAGTAGAGTATATGAAATACTTGAATAAGCTTTCAAAGGCAATAGAAGTATCGGATATGAGATTAAAAAAATTAGACGCTCAAGGAAGATTTAAAAGCGATGATGAAATAGGTTTTTTCTTTAAAACAGTTATGACAATACAAGATTTACTAAATGGATTTAAAACTAAAGATATATAACTGTGATAAATGGATAATATAATAAAAGCTGCAAAGAAGAAAAGACAAAAAAGAAATTATTTTACTCAAGAAACTGAAGATGCTATTGTTAAATATAATTTAAGTAAAGATAAAAAATTTAAGAGTAATATATACTCAAAAGAAATCCATTATCCTTTTTATAAACTAACTGAAAATATAATTCATACTTTTAAATTTTATTACACAGATGGGGTAGAAAATTTAGAAGATCTACAGCATGAAATTATGGTATTTCTTTTAGATAAAATTCATTTATTTGATCCTTCAAAAGGTGCTAAGGCATATTCTTATTTTGGAACTATAGTAAAAAGATGGTTAATAATCTATAATCAGAAAAATTATAAAAAAAGAATTGATTCTGTAGACATGGGAGATATTACTAAACATCAAAATTTAGATGTAGGTGATAATACTTTTTTTATTTTAAATCCTAAATTAGAACAAACATCTCAAAAATTTATTGAATCTGATAATAATTTTGGGGATGAATTATATAATAAAGGATATAAAGAAGGGGATAGATTATCTATTTTTATTGATTTATATGTAAGATATATGACTGAAAATATCTATAATTATTTTCCTAAAGAATATGATGCTCAAATAGCAGATTGTATTTTAGAATTATTTAGAAAAAGGGATGCTATAGATGTATTTAATAAAAAAGCCCTTTATATCTATATAAGAGAAATGATTGATGTAAAAACTCCTAAAATTACAAAAATAGCAAATAAACTGCATAAAGTATTTAAAGAAAAATACTTAGTGTATTATGAAAAAGGTTTTTTTCCGTCTTAAAACTTAGAAAATTAATATTTATAATCAAAAATTATGGGACAACTAGATTCAATAATATTTGGTGATAAAAAATTCTCTGATATTCTTCATGAGATATATGATAATCAAACAAAGAAAAAAGAACAAATTTCATCTTTAATAAGTGAATTAAAACCACTAATCCAGGAAATAGGTGATGCTACTTTAATAGTACCATTAATAAAAGAATATTTAGAAATTGGAGTTAAAAATGATGAACAACTGATAAAAATGGCTACTATTATACAAAGAGCTGTTAATAATACTAATGATGAAGGTGAATTTGGAATAACAGAAGAGGAAAAAGCAGAATTATTAGCTGAAATGGATAAACTGGAAAGAATAAATAAAGAAAACAAAAATAATGGTTAAAATTCCAACAGGTTTAAATTCACTAAAATCCTCTACATCTTTTACACCACAACAACAAGAAATAATTCCTGTAAGAGTAAAATTTGTTTCCTTAAATGGGGATGATTATCCTCTTAATTGGAAAAAATATGGGGAGTATGCTGGAATGGGAGGAATATTATATGAAGAAATTGATAATCCTGGAAATCAAACTTTAGAATCTTTAAGTTTTGCAAAGCCCCTATATTCTAATATTTCATTTTTACCTTTAGTAAACGAAATTGTTTATGTAATATCAATGCCTGATCCAACAGTAGCAGAAAATGTTAGTGCTGGTAAGCAATTCTATTATTTTCAAACGGTTAATCTTTGGAATAATGTTCATCATAATGCTTTACCTAACACATTAGCAAATAGTTCTACTAATGCTCAAAATTATGAAAGTACTGAAGCAGGTGTTGAAGTTCAATCTGATGAATCTATTAATGATATTAATTTAGGTTTAACATTCCAAGAAAGAGTAGGAATTAGAAATTTACAACCGTATGAAGGTGATGTTTTAATAGAAGGAAGATGGGGAAATACAATAAGATTTGGTAGTACTGTTAATGATAGTATTCCATTAAATCCCTGGTCTAATAATGGTGTTAATGGTGAACCTATTACTATTATAAAAAATGGTCAAACTGAAACAAATGATGATCCCTGGATACCTCAAGTAGAAAATATTAACACAGATAAATCATCAATATATTTAACTTCTAACCAACAAATTCCTATAAAAGGAGCAAGTGTTAATTATTCATCCTATGATTCTCCACCTGAAGATTTAAATGAATTTACAGGAGAACAGGTATTAATTAATTCAGGAAGATTAGTTTTTAATGCAAAAAATGATTCAATATTACTAGGTGCAAATACTTCTATTAATTTAAATACCCAAGATACTGTTAATATAGATTCAAAAAATAAATTTACAGTAAATACTAAAGAAATTTATTTAGGTAGTAAAAATGCAACTGAACCTATAATATTAGGGGATAAATTTTTAAAAGATTTTCAAAAATTATTAACTAATGTAATTACTTTAACATCGGCTTTGGGTACTGTAGGTACACCAATTCCTTTTGTACCTAATATAGCAGTAGCTCAAACAGCAACTAAAGTAGGATTACAAGCTCAAACAATGTTAACTTCAATTGAATTTTATAAATCTAAAACAACAAGAACTTTATAATGGCATTAGCAGGATTTATATCAAAGATAGTTCAAAGTATAACTAGAACAACATTCCAATTTAATAAAACATTAGATGTTTTAATAGATAGGTTTAAAGGAGGTTGTCCTACAACTAAAGAATTAGAATCCTTAGTTCAACAAAAAAACCAAATAAATGGTGCTTTAAATCAGATAAACCAAAAAATAGCTACATTAAATAAAGTTGCACAAGGATCTGAAATAGCTGTTGAAGCTTTAAAGGCTGGAAAAACTGTAATAAAACAATTACCAATTCCATCATCTGTACCTCCAGGTGTTGGGTTACCATTATCTGTAACTAATAACTTAGCTGATGCTCTAGATAATCTAGGAACATTAATAGATAAAGAAGAAGCATCCTTAGAATCAATACCAGAAGCTTTAGAATTAATTAGTAATGATGTTGGAGAAGTAATTACTAAGTTAAATGAATTTGATGTTGTTTTAAATGATTGTATAGAAAAAGATCCCAATATAACTTCTGATAATTTAAATGCAACAACTTTTGAACTTGAGGGAGTATTAAGTGAAGCAGAATTAGAAGAAATATTAACTACACCTCCAGGATTATTATATGGGGATTATTATTTAAGATTATCATTTCCCCCAACAGATACCTCATTAATTAAAAAACAAATAATAGCACAAAATAAAGAATCAGTTATAGATGGTGATTTTTATAATGAAAATGCTCAAGTAGAAGAATTATTAGGAGATGAGTCTTTTTCATCATCAAATGTTGTTTTAGTTGATGAAATGAAATGGTTAATTGATACTAAAGATTTAATATTCCCACCACCAGAACCTCAAGAAGATCCACTTAAAGCTATTTATAGAGAAAACCAAATTATTATACTAATGAGTCTTTTTGGTGCTAATAGAGAAGAAGCTGAAGAATTATATGAATTAGCTTGGGAATTGTCCCAAAATAAGGGACCAAATAAATCATACTATCCAACATTGGTTCAAGAAGCATTTGATAATTCAAGAACTATTTTAGAACAAGCAGTTGCTAATGAAGGGTATGAGTGGCAACAAGGTGACAGAGTATTAGATTCAACTATTAAAAGATTATTCTTAGCAGATTTTGAGGGTACGGATCAAGTAATAGCAGGTCAAATTAGTTTAATAAGAACTACTGCTAGAAATATACTTAATAAGGCAAATAATATAGGTGGTAGTTATAACCCTACATCAAAAAGATGGAATAGTGATGGGGCATTTGGATCTGCTAGCGATGGAAGATTATATCCATATTCAGAAAGATTAGCTTTAACAGCAGAAAATTTATTTAATGATGCTACTATTGGAAACGATTTTATAAGTTTAAGACCAGAAATGGCTAAACGAAAACCATTTTTCCAAGCTATTTTTGAAGCAGCAAATTTAAGATTTTTAGCAGGTGCAGGAATTAATTTTAATGATCCTTTAAAAGATTATTTTTTAAGTAAAAATCAAGGTTATAATCAACCAATTATTAATGAAATTCCAATAAGTGGAAATGCTAATGAATTAATTACTTCCGATGAAATAAACAATATATACCAATCAGAAATAAATATAGCTACGGATTATTATTTTAATAATACAATTCCCCCTAATTACGATGAAACTAATGATGGGTTAACATATGATCAAATAAATGCATATTCCAAAAATAAAATTCTTAAAAAACTTAAAAATGTATTAGGAATAAATTGGTACAATGCAAATGCTCAAGCAGCTTCTGAATTACCATTCTGGGCACCTGGAGGAGGAAATCCAAATTCAAGTTCATATAATCAAAATAATCCAAATGCAGGTTTAACAACAGCTGATAAATGGTATTTTGAATTTGGCAGAAATGGTTTACCCGTACCTACTGGATCATAATTGACATAAAAACATAAATTACTAATATTTATAATAAAACTAAAAATGAAATTAACAGAATTAAAAAAAGTATTAAAAGAAACTGTTAGAGAAGTAATACAAGAGGAATTAAAAGATATACTTTTAGAAGCGGTAAAAACACCAAAAGTAGTAACCCAAGCTCCTGTTATGGAGTCTTTTAAACCATCAATACCAACACCATCTCCAACTACACCTGTAATGTCAGCTCAGGATAAAAGGGATGCATATAAAAATATTTTAGGTGAAACAGCTGCTTCTTTTAATACTAATAATGTTCAAACTTTTAGACCAAATCCAGGAATGGATGTAGCTAATGGAACATTACCTGAAGGAAATGTAGGTATGGATCAAATAATGAATTTAATGAATAGTAAATAATGGCTAGAATAATAAATAATGCTTTTCCAACTATTAATAGTGGTAGTGCTGCCCTAGGGTTTAGTTTTCCTCTATCAGGAAGAGCAGTATTTAATCCTACATATACTACTAAAGAAGTAGTTAAAACTAATTTAATTAATTATTTATTAACTAATAAAGGAGAAAGAGTATTTAGACCAAATTTTGGAGCAGATTTAAGAGCTTTACTTTGGGAAGGTATTAATGATGGTACAACTTCAGCTTTAGAAGCAAGAATAAGGGATAATATCAATTCACAATTTCCTCTAATAGAAGTAAAAAAAATAAATTTTAATAATCAACCAGATCAAAATACTGTAAATTTTATTTTAGATTACGTAGTTCGTAATATAGGAACTGAAGATCAAATTAATATAGCATTATCATAATGGCAAATTTAAATAGAAATATAACATATACAAATAGAGATTTTAATACATTTAGAAATGCTCTTATAAATTATTCTAAAACTTATTTTCCTAACACTTATAATGATTTTACTTCAGATTCAACAGGAATGTTATTTATTGAAATGGCTTCATATGTTGGGGATGTTTTATCTTTTTATTTAGATAACCAAATTCAAGAAACTTTTATACAATATGCAAGGCAGGAAAAAAATCTATTTGATTTAGCTTATATGTTAGGTTATAAACCTAAAGTAACTACAGCGGCAACAGTAGACGTTGCATTATACCAACAACTTCCATCAAAAAATGTAGGAGGAACATATGTACCTGATTTTGACTATGCTTTAAAAATTCCATCTAATTTTCAAATAACTTCTAATGAAAATTCATCTATTAAATTCATAACAGAAGATGTTTGTGATTTTTCAATTTCATCATCACAGGATCCCACTGATATTTCTATTTATTCTTTAAGTGGTACAGATCCTGATAGATTTTTATTAAAAAAGACAAGAAAAGCAATATCAGGAACTATAAATACAACAACAGCAACTTTTACAACACCATCAAAATATGCAACAGTTGATATAAATGCCTCTAATATTATAAATATACTAGATGTATTTGATAGTAATGGAAATCAATGGTATGAAGTATTAAATTTAGCACAAGATACAGTATTTACTACAAAAATAAATGCAAGTTATACAGATCCAAATGCTGTACAAGATGATGCTCCTAATTTACTAAATTTAAAACAAGTTCAAAGAAGATTTACATCAAGATTCTTAAATAATACTACTTTACAAATAGGTTTTGGAGCTGGAACTGTAAGTGATAACGATGAAAATTTAATACCTAATCCTGATAATGTAGGAACAGGACTAGCATTTTCAAAAGATAAATTAACTACAGCTTATTCTCCTTTAAATTTTATGTTTACTGATACTTATGGTATAGCACCTGCTGATACAACATTAACAATAAGATATTTAACAGGAGGAGGATTAGCATCTAATGTAGCGTCAGGGACTTTAACTAATTTTAATTCAACAGGAATACTTTTTACTAATCCTAATATAACAAATAATACATTAGCAAATACTATTTTTGATTCTGTAGCTGTAAATAATATTTTAGCAGCAGATGGAGGTCAAGGAGCTGATACTATAGAAGAAATAAGACAAAATGCTTTAGGTAATTTTCAAAACCAATTAAGAACTGTTACTCAACAGGATTATTTAATTAGAGCCTTAAGTATGCCTGCTAATATAGGTACTATAGCTAAAGCTTATATCCAACCAACTAAAGTAGCAGAATATCAATTAGGTGAATTGCCTACTATTTTAGATATGTATGTATTATCTTATAATTCTCAAAAACAATTAAGAACAGCTTCTTCAACATTAAAACAAAATTTAAAAACTTATTTATCTGAATATAGAATGATAAATGATTCTATAAAGATTAAAGATGCATATATTATTAACATAACATGTAATTTTGATATAATTGTATTACCTAATTTTAATAATAATGATGTAATTTTACGTTGTATAGAATCGTTAACAAATTATTTTAGTATTGATAATTGGAATATAAACCAACCTATATTATTAAAAGATATAAGTATACTTTTAGATAAGGTTGAAGGTGTTCAAACCGTTACTAAAGTAGAAATAAAAAATATATCAGGTGCTAGTAAAGGATATAGTGATTATTCATATGATACAATAGCAGCAACAAACCAAGGAGTTATTTATCCATCAGTTGATCCTATGATTTTTGAATTAAAATATCCACAAGTTGATATTGTAGGAAGAGTAGTACCTTTATAAATAAAAAAATATGGATTTATTAGAAAGATATAGAAAATTATTTACTACTAGAAATGACGAAGGTATTGCAGGTCCTGGAGAACCAGGAAAATATCTTAGTAATAATCCTGGTCCTATACCCCCAGTAAAATCACCTATAGAAGCAGAATATGAAGAAGTTAGAGAAAATCAACCTTTAGATGGGACATCTATAGATGGAGGCTCAACAAATGATCCTGCATCTGGATTTGAACAAATTTATAATGCTAAAAATCCTTATTATACAACAAAAGAAGGAGAGGTTAGAGCTACTATGAATAATCCTTTAAACCAATCACTTAAAGTAACAGCATTAGATGTAGAAAACCCAGAAGCAGGAATTAGACAAGGAGGAAGTGGAGGTCCAAATAGAACATCAGCAGCAAATGGAGAAAAATCTTCATTTTTAGATGGAGGAAATTATAAAGTATTAAGATATCCTACAAAAGCAAAATTTATAGATACAAATATTGATACTGAAGATGGAGGAACTTTAGAAACAATGACATTACAACAATATACCCCTAATAGGACATATTTAGATGTCCTTGCAGACCCTAGTAATGAAATTGAAGAAGTTATAGGAGGTGGATTAAATCAACAACCAGGCACTGGTGGTGTACCTACATCTATTGATCAAAGTATAATTCCTAGTGATATTGGACCTAAACTTAATGATATAAAACAATTTAATATATAAATAAATGGCAATTTATAAACTATTTCCTGAAAAAGACGCTACGTTATATACTCAAAATATTACAATGAATACTGGGTTAGATGAAATACTAGAAGCATCTACTTATATATTAGATGATGCTGCCCAAACTAGTAGATATTTAATAAAATTTTCCCAAAATGAAATTAATGGGGCATATGATACATATGTGTCAGGATCTGGAATAAGTTATTTAAGAACCTCATTTGATATAATTGGAGACTTAACACAAAATCCAACAGATTTAAAAAATAGTACATATTCTCTTCCTTTAACAATATCACAAAGTAATGGAGTAGGAGGAGTAGTAGATATAACAGTATCAGGAAATACTATAACCTCGGTTATAATTAATAATAGAGGTAAAAATTATAGAATTGGTGATCAATTTAAATTATCTAATTTAGTTAGAACTAATAATAAACTAACAACAGCTTCTTTAACATTAGCTAGTAATAATTTTGAAAATAGAAATTTTCAAACAAATTTAAGAAATTACGCAGCAGTTGTAACAAATTTAAATTCAACTTCATACTTAAAGGTTTATCCTATTTCTCAAAGTTGGGATATGGGAACAGGTAGATTTGGAAATTCACCTGTTACTACTAATGGGTGTAGTTGGAGAGAAAAAAAAGAGGGTTTTAATTGGGAAACTGTATTTGGAGGGGGTTTTAACCCTAGAACTACAGGATCTTATTCTCAAAATCAGGGTACAATTCCAGGAGGAGGAACATGGTACACAGGATCAACTACATTAAAAGATATAGTTCAAACCCAAACATTTACCTATTCAAATCCTATAGATTTAAATGTTGATGTAACTAATACTGTAGATATTTGGATAAGTCAATCCAAAGGAATTAGTGGAGGAGATATACCAAATGAAGGATTTATAATAAAACAAACATCTTCAGTTGAATTAATTCCATCACAATCTCAAGCAACCACATTTAGATACTATTCAGTAGATACTAATACTATTTATCCTCCTCAATTAGATTTTAAATTTGATGATTTTTATTATGGTACTTCATCACAAATGCAAAATTTATACCAACCTGAAGCTTTTATTTCTTCATACAATAATGATGGGGTATATTTTTCAGAAAGTATTCAAAGATTTAGAATAGCAGCTGTACCTCAATATCCTAAAAAAATATTCCAAACTCAATCTGGATATTTAACTAATTATTATCTGCCTAAAAATTCATATTATGCTATAAAAGACTCAGAAACAAATGAATATATAATTAATTTTGATTCTACTTATACTCAAGTAAGTGCTGATACAACTTCTAGTTATTTTGATATTTATATGGGAGGATTAGAACCAGAAAGATACTATACAATTTTATTAAAAACTACAATTGATGGTACTACAAAAGTATTTGATGAAGATATAATGTTTAAAGTAATAAATGGATAATGCAAAAGATTACATTAAAAGCACAAAGATTTAATAAAGATAAATTTAATGAAACAGTAGATAAGAAATTTACTCAATTAGTTAATGTACCTGATCCTTCTTTTTTTGATAGAGACTTAGCGGTATTAAGTGATTTTTGGTATCTTTATGATAAATTCTTTTACATTATACCAAAACTTGGAGAAGTAGAATCCCATCAGTATCTTGCTAAAACTAGTGGTGAGTATGCTGATTTTGCTACTATTAATAGTGAAATACAAGCATTATTAGATGAAATTGCTGAATTAAGAAGAGAAAATTTAGAGTTAGTACAAGAAGCTACCAATTTAAAAGATGCAATTGATCCTAATGACAATAATGTATTATTTAGTGGTGTTGGAAAACAAAATCTTAATAATATTGAAGAAGTACAAGTTGAAACAACAATTAGATAAATAATAAAAAATGGCTATACCAGTTTCTGCATCAATTAATCAACTAAATGCTGAAGTTTTTATTCAAGAAGGATATGAATTAAGTTTAGATGCTATTGTTCCATCAATTGAATTAACAGGTTCTTTTTCTCAAACTACTAGTAAAACACAATTTTACATATATAATTATGCAAAAACTCTTTTATATGAAAATTTAAATTATAATGCTAATGGTTCATTTCTTCTTCCTGAATCCGGAACTACTATTTCTAATTCAAGTTCAAGTTATAATCAATTTGAATTAAATCCAATTGAAGATATTTACAATCAAGGATATTCTTCTGGTAATTATTATGCTTTATATAATTTTGTAGATTATGAGTTAGGATCTGAATTTGATAAAATCGATAATTCTGAAGACTATAATGGTCATCCTTATTTTATAAAAGATATATCTGGAGATAGAACAGAATTAAGAATTCAAAATAATTTTTTATCTACAACTCAAATAGAATCCTACTATCAGCAATTTATAAATAAAATTAATGCTAGAGAAAATGCAGATGAATTTTATGTTTCATTTGAAAATAATAGAAATTTTATAGGGGTAAATAGCCAATTAGAATTACCATCATCAGGATCAAACACAGCAGCATCAATATTAGTTAAATTATATAAACCCCTACCTCTAGAATTTGAGGTTGAACAACAATTACAAATAATTTCAAAAGTAGGAGAAACACAAGTCTTCTCAGTAGACTTTCAACCTAATTTAGAATTTATAGATAATTTATTACAATTAAAAGGTCCTAATTATAATATAGATGTTAAAGATAAAATAAATAATTCTACAAATTTTAAAAATTTAAATGATTTAATTAATACTAATAGTTCACAATCTTATTATCAATTTAATTCTTTAAAAAATCAAAAAGGTATTATTTTAAGAAAAAATTGGGGAGATTGGAATGAATTTATTAAATATTCATCAGCTGAACAAAGACTAAAGAATTTTAAGGATAAACTAATTTCAATTGAAGATTATGAAGCTGAGTTAACATCTTTAGGAACAATAGGAGGTGGTACTCCTGGATCCTCTACTTATTCCTCTAGTTATAATAATATAACAAATAATATAAATAAAATAATTAGTAAATTTGATAGTTATGAATATTATCTTTATTATATAACGGGATCAGAAGCATGGCCTAAACGTACAACAACTTATCCCTATATAAATTATTCTGTTACAAGTTCTGAAGCATTAAATTGGTTTGGTAGTACTAATGAAAATAGTGTTTATTATAACTCAGGAAAAAATCAAATTTATTCTGCTTCAAGATATGATAATAATAATCAAGATTATTTATATTATTTAATTCCTCCTTTCATTACAGAAAATTCAAGTAATGATCAATATATTAAGTTTGTAAATATGGTTGGTCAAACCTTTGATGAAATATATATTTATACTGAAGGTGTAGAACAAGTAAGAAACACAAACTCAGGTTTAACTGGATCTGTTTTACCTCTAGGATTAGCTGATGAGGTAATAGAATCATTAGGTTTTGATACTTATGGGAATGATTTTAATTCTATAGGTTTTAATCCTAATGGGGTGGGTGTATTTCCTGCTGATGGATCTGGCTTAGAATATATAACACGTTATGTTGATATAGCATCCGGATCAGTAGTTAATTATTATGACCAACAACAATCAACATTGGGGTATGTTATAGCATTAGCAGATCCTTCTTTCCCATATCCTATTGAAAATTCGGCCCAAGAAATTTATAAAAGAATATTCCATAATATGGTTTCTTTAGTAAAAAGAAAAGGAACTATAACAGGATTAAGACAATTAATTAATGTGTGGGGTGTTCCTAGTACAATGCTTCGTATAAGTGAATTTGGGGGTAAAAATAAAGATGATGAAAATGATTATGATTTATGGATGAATCGCTACAGCACTGCTATAACTACATATGATTATAAAAATGGAGCATTAGAACCTAGTGGATCTGTTAGAGCACCTTGGCAGCCTTTAACAAGTAATTACTACTCAGATACTGAATATGCTGTACCAGATTGCATACAATTTAGATTCAAACCAGATGAACCCATAACCCCAACATCTAATTTTTCACAATCTTTATTAATAAAAGGTAATGTATTTCAGGGTTTTGCTGATTTTGCTGTAGTATTAGGATACTCAGGATCTCAATCAGGATCATTTTCTGGATCAATTCTTCCTACAGACTATCAGTATGGTACTCTTCAATTTGTTTTAGATGGAACAAATGTAGCTATAACTGATCCAATATATTTACCATTTTTTAATGGAGATTGGTGGTCAGTACAGATACAAAGAAAAAATCATATAGCGCAATCAGGTCAAGATAATGTAGTAAATCATTGGGAATTAAGAACAGCGAATAATATATATGATGGTTATGATGGTAATCAAATAGGATTCCAAGCATCACAATCATTTACTAGAGCTGGAGATTCTACGTTTAATGCAGCCTGGAATGATATTCATGGGGTTACTACTTTTAATCCTGCAGGAAATTCATATGTAAAAGGGTATAGTGCTCTTGTTTTAGGGGGTATGATGCATGGGGGAAATGCTAATAATCAATATGTAAAATCAAGTGGAGCAACTGGTAAATTTATAGGAAAAGGATTTTCAGGATCATTCCAAGAACTTAGATTATATAGAAGAGCATTATCTGCATCACAATTTAATGATTATGTAATGAATCCTGAATCTATTCAGGGACATGCAGATTCAACAACAGGAGCAGGTAGTTCATATGATTTATTATCTTTTAGATTACCTTTAGGAAATGAATTAGAATATACTAATATTAGTGGAAGTGGTAATTATACTACATTTCCTAATGGTGTAGGAAATCTTACATCAGCTCTTACTTTTGGAGGTAATTCTTTATTTGCGGGTTCAAATGGATTTGGATCCTTACATCCTTCATTAGTTAATAAAAAAGGAACTTTATATACTTCATCCTTTATTTTAACAACTAATGTAACTTCTTCACAATACAGTTTAGTTTACCAAGGAAATGATGGCTCTTACAATTCAACAATTTCAGCATCATACCTAGCACCCAACACAGAAATAAATTACATGGACCAGCCTGCAGCTGGAATTAGAAATAGAATTAAAAATAAAATACAAGTAATTGATGGTAATGAATATGGTACTATTTTATCACCTTTTAGAAGTATACAACAAGAATTTGAACAAAGCGGA